TTCTGGGGTATGCAGTTGCACGGCAAAGCGTAATAGCTAGCTGATAACTCTATGCGGGCGCGACTAAACACCGCGCCCTTTTTGTAAGGGGATTTTATGCACATTACAATGTTTAAGTTTAAAAAAGGTGCTGAGCCTATCCGCTGCGTAATTGCCGCTGACTTTAAAGCTGATTTTGAATCGCTTGGTTTTGTTGATCACATTGACAAAGTAAAAGCGCCAAAAAAGAAGGCTGCTAAAGATGGTGACTAAAGGCGACATAGTTAACGGCATGTTTAGCTTGTTGCGCATCAGCGGATTAACAACTACGCCAGAGCCAGAAGAAATTAAACTTGCCATAGATACGCTAGACGATTACATGGCGCAAATAGCAATCACCATGAACACAGGCTACATTCAGCCGACAGTCTACGGTGACAGCAAGCACTCTGATGATTCAGGTTTATCAGTTGAATTGGCTGGCCCGGTTAAAAAAATGCTATGCACTGAGTTTTGCCAAGTATACGGTCGACCAGTTACACCGGAGCTAGGTGTTATATCAAGACAAGGTATGCGAGCAATGGAGCAGTTATTAGTTAACGTTGATCCTTCTGTAATGCCTAATACATTGCCAATTGGTAGCGGTAACGAATACGCGCTGATTAATGACAAGTTTTTTCCAAATTTAAGCGAGGTTGAAAATGCCTAATGTACTACTGCCAGCCAATGAGCTGGTTGATTTATATCTAGACCCCGAAGTCATTGCGTCAGGTATCACTAGTGGTGATAAGATTTTGATTCAGAATGTCGGTAATGGTGATATCTGGTTACAGTCATCAACTAACTTACCAATCCTAAAAGACCGCAACAAGCTCAAGCCATATGCTGAAGCTGTTAACGCTGCTGGCGATGTTCAAGCTATTGCATACGCAGCCCACATTAAAGGTGAAGTCAACGTAAAACTGGCGGTGTAATATGGCTTGGGATATTTTAGATTATGAAGGTCGAATTGTCGGTGATGGTGCGCAAAATAGCACGCCACTGCAAGGTAATAGTTGGCAAAATGTTTACGGCGTTGTCCTTTGCGATAACGTAATTGATTGTGATGAGGTGGTTATATGTTAACTAAATTACCAGCCTGCGGCGTTATGAAAGGGTCTGACATAAAAAATAGGGTTGATTCCCTTATTGACTCAGAAATCCTATACGCAGGAATAGAGGAGTTGCCGCAAATTGATGGCGTAACACTGAATGTAAAAGGTTTTTATGTCGGCTCAGATGTTGGCGGTGGTCAGTTTTATTATGATCCATTGAGAAGTAAAGCGGATCATAATGGCGGCACTGTAATCGCGCCAGAGGCTATTGCAGCTTGGGATGGTACGAGTGGAGATATTGCAACGCTGCTGAATTGGATCGGTGCTGGTGCTGGCTGCTTTGTTAAGATAGTCTGCGGAAAGGTTGATCTGTCTGAGTTTGGGGCGTCATACAATCAAAGCTTAGACCATGCTTTAATAGCGCAATCCGCTGCAAACACTCTTCTTCCAGTTGTTGTTAGCGGTAAAATATCACTATCTGAAAATGTTAACTTTTACAATGACTTGATTTTTACTGATACAGGGGAATTGGTTGTTGGAAGTGAGGCAACTAAGCTTATCACATTGACAACTCAGCAAGTCGGCACGACAGTAGACCCATTGACTGTAACGGGCTTGTCAGAGTTAAGTTATTCTGTTGGTGGTTTTGGCCCTGTTGCTGCTGGAGATTTTGCGGTTATAGATAGTGATGAAGAGTTAATTAAGCGAAGCACGGGTGGTCATTACACTAAAGATGAGTTAATAGTTTTCAAAAACTCATCTGGCGGTCTGTCAGTTGGTGTGATGGAAAATCATGACTTAGGTCAGATTGCAAGTATTACAAAGTTTAAAGCTGAAAAGCCCATAAACGCAAAAATTAACGTTTCAAAATCAAGTGGTAGCGTTGATATTAATGGGCTGGTAACAGTTTACAGAAGGTCGGTCAATATTAAGATAAACTGCAACGTCGAAAATGACGGAGCAAACCTGAGAATAGAAGAGTGTCCATCGGTAAGCATAAAATCACCAGTCATAAGTGGCAGCACGTCCGGGTTGGGGTATGGTGTTTTGGGGTTAAAAACTGGCTCTATTCTAATAGAAAACCCAAACATAACAAATTGCAGGCATGGTTATAGTGGCAGGCACGATAAAAACGTGACAATAACTGGTGCGGGATGGATAGCTAACGATGTTGACAGTCATTATGGTTACAATATGAATATTTGCAATGGTGTAACCATAGTTGGCGATGTTAGTTTTGCTGGCAGGGACGTTAGAGTCTGCGGAATTAATCACGTGCCAGAAAATTATGGCATTGAAGCGCGACCAGACACACCAGAAATAAAAGGTATTGCGCACTATAAAGGTAATAGCGTCATCATAAACACTGGGAATGATTACTCTGCAATAGTTATCGGCACAGGTGCAACCTCTTTCTTTGATTATGGAAGATCTTTAAGCTCTCCAGCGTCGATAGATGTTTCAGGAAATAATTTTGACGCTGTATCAATTGGTGTTAACTTTAGGCATGTGTGGCAGAGGCAGCCGCAAAATTACACTAGATCAAACCCGAAAAACATTAACATTTCAAACAACTCATTCTCAAGCGTCAACCCGAACTATATACAGGGACTAGCTGATTTTACCAAATCGGATAAAATAACGTCTACGCATGATACATCGGTAAACATCTGCGGTGAAGAAAGTATTGTAAATAATGTCGATGACTTATATCTTGGCTCAGATTTAAGCTGGGGGTACAAGCTAAGCTGCGACCGAATCAAAAATCTAGTTAATAGAATTGATAGCGGAGCATTTTCTGGCGGAATTGTCACCAATTGTCATATTAGCAATCTTAGAAACAAGACCACATCGCTAACTGGAGTTACTGCATCCATTGGATTTTGGAGTTTTGATAACTGCACATTTTCTACCACTGCATTTGATTCCGCGCAAAATCAGAGGCACATTGCCTTTGGAAAGTGCAGAATACAGCTAATGCCTGACGATAGTGTCATTGAGTTTAAGCCTGTTACAGGTAGGCAGACTGGGCTTATCACTATAATCAGGCAGTCGGACGGAAATAAGAGTGGGGCATTTACTTTTGATTGCGTAAGTCCGACCAGCTCTAAAATGGTTAAGTTTGGGTTATCGCCAGCAATACAGACGGTAGACAATACAACACTAACAGGCACGACCGGCAATGATGGAGATGTTACAATCTCATGCAATGACGGCAGTATTTACTTGGAAAATCGATCTGGTAACTCAAATATATTTTACAGTATAGATGTATTTTAATCATATCAATAAAGCTAACAAAGCAAGGATGCACAAATAGTCCTTGGCGGGACGGTCGTTTTACAGGAGTAACTCGGCCAATCCGCCAGGACACCCGCCAAGCAATTTTTTTAACAACAGAGGTGATATTATGTCTTGGAAACTTGGCAACAATGGCAATGGCGGAAGGGAGAGGGTTTTAGTTACAAGTCCATCTCAGCTCTCAGGAGAGCTTGACGCAACAAAAGAATATTTCTTAGATGGGATTATCGACTTTACAGGCACTGGTTTAAATATAGAAATACCAGCGGGCGGCTTAAGTTTGCGCGGTTATAACTTCGACTTATCTGGAATAAAATGTGATGATGATAATTACACGCTGTTCACTTCGCCAATTGGTGGAAGTGGTAACGTTTTAGGTGCTGATTATTTTATTGATGTGAGCGGCATAAACTCAAAGGTTTACGATATTGTATCTCTAACAGGTTTTGAGGCGTTTGAATTCTCACGCATAAACTACAACAACTGCACGTCGCTCGGGCTTATAGATAGCTACAGGCAAGGGTTGGAGGATGGTACAGGGCGCTTTGGTGGCTCGCCAACGCTTGAGCTGGTTGGGAATTGGGCTGGTGGCTTTAGGATAACAACATCAATTGTAAGGGGTTTATCTCAAGCAATGACGGATCCATTATTCAAAGCTGGAGCTGGATTTGTAATGCAATCTCGATTCTTGACGGACATCAATGTTGACTTACCGGCATCGGCGGCTTTATTTGACTTTTCTTTAGCAAACTTTCCCACCCCATCGACAGTGCAAGCTATCGGCGCAATAGTTAGCAGAAACGGCACCATAGATGCGAATGACGCAAATATAACACCAAACATGAGTGCTGGCGACTTGTCGGCATCATGGAAAGGTAATAACGGATTAACCAATACGTTCGAGGGTGGGACTATAGGTGTTAACACTGAGTCAGCAACATTGAATTCTGGCGTTGCCGTTGGTGAGTTTGTTGATGTTGACGCAACAGCTTGGACTGCTACTGACCTGCAGCACTTCGACAATCCGCAAGGTGGCGAGATTAGACACACTGGTAACTCACCGAGAGAGTATAAAGTTTTAATTTCTGCTACAGCTAAATCAGTCGCAAACGATGTTGTAACTATTAGAGTTTTGAAATGGGATGATTCAGCTAGCCAGTTTGTCGTTGTTTTGGATCAAACTCGGGTTGTTAATTCGCTGGTCGGTAATCGTGACGTTGGATTTTTTGAGGTGAACATTAACACGATATTAGATCAAAATGACTATGTTAAAATGCAGGTTGCAAACTTGACCGCTCAAAATGATATAACAATAGAAAACGACAGTTACATGATAGTCGAGGAAAGATAAGTATAGCCCCTTAATCGGGGCTTTTCTTAAATACTTCTAACCCTAATCATAAAAACAGGTATTGAGTATCGGCTATTTGTATCAAGCCCTAGCCGCTCGTTTCGCTCAATCCAATAGCTATCATAAAAATTTCGCGGATAAGTTTTCATACCGAATCGAATGTAAATGTACTTCTTGTCGGTAATCGGTATCAGATAAAACCAAGACTGAAACCACTTACCATTGCTAACAAATCTAAACCGATACCACTTTTTATCGTACTTGTTTTCGAAAGCGTATTTGAAAGAGTGGTGATAAGTGTTACCAGTAAAGTCTTTAGCGCCAATACCCTGCATATCAACAGATACCCACTTGCAATGCCTTACATTAAAGCATGGATTGCGAAACACATTGTGCTGATAGGCTGACCATATCTGATATAGCTTTGAGCGACTGCTAATATCAAAACCGCGATAGTCAGACATAAAGCCTGTTTTATCGCCGTGATAGCCGTATTCGTCATTGCCGAAGTAAAACGCCCAACTAGGGAATTCTTGCCGCCCTGTTAAAACACAGAACGGCACAAGCAGCAAAGATAAAAATACATTGGTGATAATAAATGCTATGTAAATCAAGTAGCGTAAAATCATTTACTTAACCCTTCTAAAGTTTTTCATTTTGTAATCCTTAAATCCGCTATCATCTAGCATGTTTCTCATTGATGTAAAGCACGTCAATGGATTGGTGAAAATGTAAAATTTTGCAACCGTAGCTCCAGCGATAGGATCCTCGCCATTAGGCGGCAGTAAATCGCACGTATAGTATTTATAAATCATACATGCCCCACTAAAGTTTTAACCGTTACACCGCACTCTTTAATGATAATGCGTTTAGGCTTTTTATTGTGATCATGCACAACCTGTTGCCACGGTCTGACCTTGTTTTCAACTCGACTAAGTGGGCGGCTGCACATTGACATATCAGCTTGCGTGGAAGTTATATTGCTCATTTTTCTGTTAATGTTAATCATTTTAAATCCTCCTCAGTTAGCTTAAAGTGCTTAGATATTGCAACGGCGTCCTCTCGGCTGATCGTGTAATCAACGCAGTACTCTCCTTCTAAAGCAATTAGATCACCTTTGACCTCTGCACTATAGAACGAATCGCAACTAAACTCATGCATTGTTATATCAAACACATCAATCTTACTCATTTTTTCGTTAAAAAATCCCATGTTATTTCTCCTTTATGATGTGTAATGTTGCCGCAAAAAATGCGATTGATGATACTGCAAATAAACCAAGTGACACGAAAAATGCTTGCCACTGCTGATCTAACCCAATGTGCAAATAAGTCAAATCAGGTATAAACCATGCAAATGCAATATAAGCAATTGCGACAATGAGCAATTCAATTGCTTTGATGAAATATGTAAAAAACTTTTCTGTTAATTTCACTTTTCACCTCTTGCCGAGGCTAGTAAATTATTAACTCTTTCACTCCACGCCTTGTAATCTTCTCGATACTTGAGCCATTCAGCCAACTCACTCAGCTCTCTGTACATTTCAGGAGATGCGACAATAAGATGCGCATTTGCTTCCGCTTCAACATTGTGGACATCAAAGTTATTGCCTTGGTGTTTGCAATCAATCCCGCCACAGATAGTTTCTCCATCAGAGTGAATAAGAGTTTTTCCGCCAATATCAAGGGACATTTCCCAGTCACCTTTAGTAAACTTGGTTTTATTCATTTGTCATCTCCTTTCGTTTTAATGAGTGAACTATAAGTTCAAAGTGCATTAATAATAGAAGCCATCATCACTTGATGGGGTAATAATAGATTTAGACACTCTTGCGCCATTGCGAAATGTTATACGCTCAAAGTCAGTTGCAACAATTGCAGTTTGCGTCCATTCAGCATAATTACTAGCTGGTAAGCTGCTTATTTTTTTTGCGTGCTTTATAGCTGACAATCTTGAAGAAAGATAACGGTCAGTATATCCGCCTAAAGTTACTTTGAATTTCATAATAATTTTCTCTTTGGTTAAGCTGTTTCGTTTCGATGAGTGAACTATAAACCCGCAGCTAAAAAAGTGTAAATAACTTTTAGGAATAAGATATAACAAAATGGATTTGCAATTTAAATTCCATCAGCCAATAATTAACTCAGGTTAACACAGCAAATAAGGCGGTGATTCATCTCGCAGCAATGAGCGTTAGATTTGCATGGTTAGTTACTGTCGTGAGATAGATGCAAGCCAACTCGATAACTAGGTTTAATATACTAGC